CGAAACAGGGCTGGCGGTGCGCATTGGGTCTGTCCACAAGCAGCGAATAGCGTGGGCGGGGTTTACGTCAAACCAATCTCCAATCGACTTCTTGATCGCGGCCTCTGTCTCGTCATTGGTCAAAGGGAAGGACACCCCTGAAATAGCGGTTGTGTCGAGGTCGTATGTCCCATTGTCTGCGTACTGTCCTGATCCAATTTGAAACTTGATTACGGAGACGAGAATGTCGGATGGTAATGCGGCGATCTGCACGGCTGCGTCTGCTGCCAAATCGGGATTGTTAGAGTTCCCGTTCATAATGAAGATATACCGCCCACTTACGAGGTTCTTTGGGCGCGACGCAAAGAAAGCAGGAAGCGTCATTCCCAAAATAGACTGGAGAAAACTAAGGCTAGCGGTGATCAAACCACGCGAAAAGAAATCAGCCGCTGTGGAAAGGTCTATCGGATTGCTACCACCAATGTCCGAAGAGGTGTTGGTGGAAAGCACGTACAACGCCAAGTCCTCATAGTCTTGATCAGTGCAGTCGTAACGGGTCATTTCGAAATATTCAAAAAAGATTGAACCAGCGGCACGGCGTTTTTGGGCCACAACTCGAACGCTGTTCGTTGTTCCTTTTAGACTGCGGATGAACTGCGCGAGACCATTGCGTATGAGCTGCTCTGAAGCAATAGTCAGCACGTTGCTCAAGTCATAGGCGAAATAATACATATCCCCGTTGCGAGGAGGTGCAGTATCAATAACCTCATCGATCTCGTTCCACCCCCGAGAAATGCTTTTGATGATGCCGTGCTTGCTGCGGATCTTTGGTAGTCTTGCAGTGTTGGCGCTCCAGTACGTTTTGCGGAACACAAAAGACACCACGCCGCGCATACCACCCGTGAGGCTGGACTTGACGCGATCCATGTAGTCGTTGATAGGCTGGTCTACGTTTCCGTCTTGGAGATCCCACGCACCAGAAAACCCGCCCTCGCGTTCGTCACCACCGAACAACTTGGGCGCGAAGCTGTTGACCCGACCTGATTTCTTTTGCCCACGGAACACACGCTTGCCGTTGAGTTCAAGCTCAAGCAAAGCATCATGTACGCGCAAGGCCACAAGGCACACGCCATAGTAATACCGAGTGCCGGTCTTTGTCTTCTTACGGCTTCCCATTTAGTTGGCCCCCGCTTGAATGCGTCGCTGCGCGGTCTTTTCTAGCTTGTCTATCATGTCGAGGTTATCCCCAGTGGCCCGCAGTGTGGACACGTCAATCCCATGCGCCTTGAACTGTTCCCAATCCAAAGAGTGCTTCCTGAACCAAACGCGACCCCGACCACAAACAAACGAAGTCGGGTCTGCAAAATCTTGGATTGTAATGATGGTCATTTCTTACCACTTTTCTTATAGATCTTCTTCGTACCAAAGTCCCCGTCCCAGACTGAATGGTGATCCGATATCCATATCGTTCCCATACCATCGTAGATCATATCACCTTCTTCAGACTTAGGAATGCTCAGGTCTTTTTCCGTCAGGGACTTTGGTCCTGGAGGGGGTTTGTACATAAGCGCGGATACAACGGCGAAGAATATGTTTACTGCGATGGCCCAGAACATTACGCAATACTCCTTCCGTCAAACTTGCTGTCCTTCATGTTGTTAAACCCACCAAAGTTGGCTCGATTATCGAAGGTTTCACATGTGTCGATTGTACCGTCACAACCACGGGCCAAAAGGACGTTTGTCGTTCCCACCCCTACGGCTGTCTCAAGATCTGGGATGACCTTCTCGATAAGCAGGATTTCCCCTACATGGCTTTGGATCATGTACTCGACCCCCGCATACTCAAGTATTCCGGCGAGGTAATATCCATCGGCTTCGTTTGCCGCATCAGGGACGGTAAGGGTTCGGGAGCTGACCGCTGTGACCTCAAAAGAAGTCTGGAAGTCTGAAAGGGTAAGTCTGCACCCGTGACCGTCCGCGTTTGTGAAGTAGTGCGCGTGACGGCACGTCCTTTGAACCACCTGCGCCACCGACGACTTGGCTACTTCAGAAACAGAAGTGCTGAAGATAAGGTTGGTCAAAACCATCGCAGGTTCGTGTTCGTCCAGCGACCCTTTGTAAAACAGCACGAACTCTTGATCTGGGTCGTTTTTAAACCCCTGCCAGATTTCGATTTCCACGCGCTGCGTGTCAGGGTTTTGAATAATAAGCTGGGCTATTGTAGAGCTGGTAAACACCTGACAGGTTAAATCTGATCGGGTCTCTTTAACGGTTTGGTAGATGTCCGAGCGGTTAATCGAAGTCCACTCCCAAACCTGCCCCGTTGGAAAGTCTGTGCTGGGGCTATTGTTGGGGGTAGTGTACCCTCCGGCCTTGGGGGTGTAGTGATAAGACACGCCGTCCACTGTGATGCGGTAAAGCCACACTGGACGTTTACCGAAAAACAGACCTTCAAAGTCAGCATAAGCCATTAAAGCACCTCGATGATTGCAGCTTGGAATTGGGACATGAGCCCATCCTTAGAGAACCGGTACTGAATTTCAAAGTTGTCCGTGTCAAAGCGGCACTTATTCATGAAGCTCAATTTGGCTGATGTTGTGAAGGCAGTATTCGGAACAGCGATCGTCAGGGTTTGTGAATTGGCGTCATTATCGACAGCATCAGAGACAACCCGCGTGACTGAAGATGCCCCCTCAGTGAAATTGATCACGGTCCCGACCATATCCGCCGCGGCCGCAACTGGCTGCACATCGATCGTCAAAGCATTCGATGCAACGGATCCATTAAGGGCCAGCTCTGGCTGCCCAGACGTGACCCACATTTCACCATCCCTGCCGCGCATGAAGTGAAGGAAGCGCCGGCGCCGCATCCGCTCTGAGTAATCCTGATCAAAGAACGAAAGTGTGCCGGTTCGGCGTGTATACTCTTCAGTTTCGCCAATCTCGAACCCGCCAAATCCGGTATCAAACAGGATCGATGCGCGACCCCCGCCACCTACCAGATCCCCAAACATAGAATATCCGTCATCCAGATATGGCCGACCATCGTATAGAGTGTATGGGTTGGCAGGGATGTCGATCGGTGCTGTGGACAGGAACCGCATCTGCATTCCACGAATAGGAAACTTCACAGCGTTTTCAAAACCACTCGGGCATATGCTTTCAATCAACGGCGCGACGAAAATGGGCTGTTCTTCAGATCCGGAATAGGCCGAAGCCGTACCAACGTCTAAAGTGATGTCCGTTGCCCCAATAGACGCAACTTCCCCCTCTTCCCATTGATCGCCACTGCCCAAGATGACCTTTTGGCCGACCGCATAAACGACCACATCATCAACCGGAATGACCGTTTCAGCTAAACTCAAGGATCCGGTGCGCGCGAATGTTGCAGTTGGCCACTCTGGAACCAGAAACGTCTGATTTGGATCACTCAGATAGAGGCGTGACATCTGCTCTGCAACTCTTGGTGTCAGGACATAGCCAAACCCAAAGCTCTGAATTGCATCGGCATAGCTGACACGACGCTCGGCAGTTTGGGACGGCAGTATCTCCGTCCTGAACTCCAAGTTTTCTGTCAACCTATTCGGCGCCCAATGCCATACGTTCATTTGCCAAGTCTCCGGTTTGCACGTGATGTCGCTTTCTCACCCTTGGGTGAAGTTTGCCACTCGGCAATCCTTTGTGCGTCATCCAGCACAACAACTTCCACTTTCGGCTCGACGTTCACCTGTGGTGAAGACTGGTTCATGTGGCTGCCGATACGATCGTTTGGAATGACGCGGGATCCCTTTGGAAGATCCACAAGCTCTTTGCCGCGCTCGCCCACTGTAGTGAGACCACCGCGCCAATTGTTTGTTCCGTTTGCGTTGTTTCCGATCCCAATCAATGACAGGACGCCGCCGCCGCCACCGCTGGCAGCGCCCATCGATGCGCTAAGGATGCCACCAGACAAAACATCTGCCGCCTTGGCCGCAATTGCAGCTGTCAGCCATTGGATTGCCATTTGTGCAAGCATCTGCACTAAGGCTTCACCCAAATTATCGCCATTCAGCGCCGCATTCATCAATCCTGCGCTCAGTGTCTCGATATTCCGGATCGTGTCTTCAAACTGGGCTTCAGCCATTTGCTGATTAAGAGCCTGGTTCGCGGCCTTGAATTGTTCCTGATCAATCGCACCGGCCTGAAGCAATTCGTTGTTGCGCGCCAAGGCCGCATTGTATGCCTCTTGCTCAGTGCGAAGTGACAAGACCAGACGCTTGCCCTCTTCCATCATCGCATTACGCTGGCGTTGGGCTTCAGACATGCCGCCACCACTGCCGCCACCGCCACCGCCACTAGGCTTGTCATCCTCTGCGCTGTTGAAGGTTTGCTGGCTGACAATGCCCTGAAGCTGCCCACCGATACGCCCTTCGCTCTGAAGTGAAGCGATAGCGCCATCCGGACCTGAAACGCCGGTACGGGATTCCGCGCTCATTCCTTGGATCCGCAAAGCTGTTGCCAGAGATATGTTCAGCTGCTCTGCCATTGCCCGAGCCGAAGCGGCCGCGCTTTCGAAAGACATTTCACCAGCGATGCGCGCAAGACGGGCCGCATCATCGGCGCCATCCGAAATACTATCACCAAGAGTGACGGTCTCACCATTCGCATCGGCCAAAGCGGCCTCTAGGAGATCGATGTTGGCTTTGGCTTCAATGTACTCCGGAGAAAGCTCAGATGCGCCTGACAGAAGCTCTTCTTGCACCGCAACCGCATTCTGGATCCCTTCGATATACGTGCGAAGACGTTCAGCATCCGCGCGACCCTCTTCCTCGCCTGCTTCCAGTGCCAACTTGCGGAACCGGTAATACTCACTGACCAGCTCATTGCCTTGACGTTGCAGCTCGACTTGCCGCTGATATGCGTCCGAAGCTTTGACCTCTTCCAGTGCCTCTTGGCGCATTGCGTCCACAACTGCCATGTGTGCTTTGGCTTGGGCCAATTTCACATTCGCAGTATCGACAGACATGGTGCGACCAGCTGAGAGGGATCCGCTCAGGACGTCTGACTTTGCAATCTCTTCGTTCATCGCGCTTGCAACAGCATCGGCCGCATCGGCCAGCTCGCGCTGAGCGGCACCCATTCCAAGAAATTCAGCGATGTATGATGGAAGTGAGCCAATAGCATCCACCATGGCCGTGAAACCACGCGTGACAAGCGTCACTGTCTGGATGAGCGTTCTAAGGACCGCTGTGAGGCCAGCATCACCAAAGGCAATGGCAAGGCCCTGAATGGCCGACATCAACGACATGGCATCGCCGTTCAGGTTGTCACGCATGGTTGCGGCCATATCCGTCGCCGCGCCATCGACGTTTTTCATTTCAGCAGTCAATTCGCGCAACCGGCCACGTGAGTTTGTCAGAGCCAGAATTGCTGGGCCCCCTCGATCACCGAAGATAGTCAGCGCGTCTGAAGCATCCAATCCAGCTTCGGCCAATCGATCAACAATATCGGTGAGATCATTCGTTTGCGGATTAACGTCTTCCAGAGCAACGCCCATGGCAGCCAATGAAGACGCAGCTTCCGTTGTCGGGTTGACCAGAGAGGACAGAACCTTGCGCAATCCTGTGCCGGCCATCGACCCTTGCAGACCGTTGTCGCTCAAAACACCCATTGCGGCAGCGGCATCATTGATACCGATACCCAAAGCCGCGGCCACCGGACCAACGAACTTCATGGCATCGCCCAATTGCTCAACGCTTGTGTTGGCGCGCGATGAAACGGCTGCCAAGGCATCTGTCACTTGTGATGCGTTCTCAGCCTCGACACTGAACGCAGACATGATGTTGGACGCAATATCCGCCGCGTTTGCCAGACCCATGCCGGATGCAGTGGCCAGATCGAGGACATCAGGGATTGCAGCCATAGACTGCTTGGCATCGAAGCCGGCCATCGCCAAAAAGCGCATGCCATCTGCCGCTTGTGCCGCTGTGAATTCAGTTGTGGATCCCAGATCTTTGGCTACGTCACGCATTGCTGCCAGATCCTGAACGCTTGCGCGCGAGATCGCACCGACAGACGCCATCGAGCTTTCGAATTCACGCAGCACCCTGATAGCAGACCCAAGCGCGCGAAGTGCGACCACCGCCGTACCAACAGCAGCCGCCGCGACCTTCCAGTTGGCAGCCATCTTTGATGTGGCGCCAGTTATGGTGCGGCCCGCCTTCTGGGTTTCGGTAGCAAACATTCTTGCTTTTCGCGTACCTTTGTCGACATCGCGGGTATCAACCGACATTCCGAGTTGAACAAGATCCATTTATTCTTCTTTCTTTCGGTTCGCTGGGGCGATGTTCAGGGGGTCCATCCCTTCGATCTTCCCCATCGCATAAGCGTCAGAGAGATCCTTCAGGATGATGCGTTCACGTGGATCTGGGAGGCGCTGAGTGGCGAGGTGGTAGTTCCAGATATCTTCCCAGTCCAAGGATATCTCGCCAACCATTGGCAGCAATTTCGTGCCGCCAGTGGATATCAAATCGTCCAATAGATAGCCGCCCAACAAAGGGAATTCAGCTAATCCGATTGGTTCGTCCCTATCAGTCAGAAAGGCCAGACGGTTTTTCTTCCATCTGACCTTCCCTTGCTTTGTGTCGACTTCAGGAACAGCAGCAAGCCAACCTAGCTGCCGAGCTTCGGCCTTCAGTCGCTCGACAGCTGCCCGAAAAAATTATCACGGTCGCGAGCAAAGGCGAGGATCTGTCGTGACAAATCATCTGAGTATTCAATGAATGCCCGTTTGTTCTCTTCTGTTGGGGGTAATTCTTCGCCATTCTCATCTTGGATGTTGACGAATTTCACAATCAGAACGCAGGCAAACTTGATCCCGTTCTCGTGATCCTGATCTGGGACCGGTGTGGGGTTCTTCTTCTTCAGGTTAAGAAGGTTCTTCCGCTGTTGATCGCGCGTGAAAGTTTGGACCGTTTGGGCTTCCATGCCTCGGACAATGATACCGACGCGGCAGCTTTCTTCAGGCTCTTCCTCTGACGTCCAGCGGCCATCCCCATCAGCATTGGGCCCGTCATACATCAGGTGGCCAAACTTCGTATGCTCAAGATGCAGGAATGCGCCTTCGTCTTGCGGTGACTTGGTGTCAAGTTGTGTGATTTTCATTTTAATTCTCCGGTTTTTGGTTTGGATGGGGGTAGCAGGTAAACCACGCCTGCCACCCCCAAAAGAGCGCTTTCAACTAGGGAGGAAGTCAGCGCCCTATC